CCTCCGGCCCCGCCGATCGCCCCGGATCCCGGCCCGGACTGGTGGCGGACCGGGGCCGGACCGTCCGGACCGCCCCCGCCCGTGCCGGTCGACGTCCACGTCACCGTCACCGTCGACCAGGGCGGATGGCTCGCCGTCCCCGATCCGGACCCGGTCCCGCGCTGGTGGCAGCGAATCCGCTGGGGCTACAACGCGGCCCTCGCCGTCCTGTCGCTGTCGCTGGCCGGACCGTGGGGTGCCCTCCTCGCCAACGTCCGCGACGACGAGTCCTTGGCCGGCGCCTGGGTCATGGCCCTGATTCCGCTCGTCATCCTCGGGTTCCTCGACAACGCCCGCCGAGCCGAGGCCGCCGGCGCCCACCCGGACCTGTGGGCGCCGAAGTGGCGCGCCGCCCTCGTCCGGTTCCTGCTGTGGGCCGCGGTCCTCGGCACCGTGCTCACCCTCCCGCTCACCACGCTCGTCTACGCCCTCACCGGAGTGAAGCCCGCATGAACACCGTGACCGTGGCCGCCAGCCAGTACACGACCACGACCATCTCCACCGCCGGGTTCGCCGTCGGTCTGGCACTGCTCGGCGCCGAGCTGTGGCGCTGGCACAAGGGCGGGAAGGGAGGCGGAGGCAAGGGCAAGGGCGACGACGGAGGCGGCGCCGCGAAGGACCCGAAGGCGCTCATCCCGCTCGGTTTCGGCATCGTCTGCGGCATCCTGATGATCGCCTGCCCCGCCGGTCTCCTCGGCACCCTCGCCGGGTTCCTCCGCTGGGGCGGCAACTCGGTGGGCGACCTGTCCATGAAGTGGCTGACCGGCACCCCCTCCCAGACCCTCGGCACGGCGGCCACCCCGCGCATCGACGGGTACGGGGCCATCGTCGTGACCGCCGTCGTCGTCACCCTGTGGATCCTGCGGAAGACCATCGCCAAGGCCGTCCGCGGCCGGTGGTGGAAGGGCGTCCTGATCGGTGTCCTGCTGTGCGTGTCCACCGGCACCGCCGCGCTCATCGCGCAGCAGGTCGTCGAGGGCGCCAACGGCCTCGGCGCCTGGGCCATCGGCGGCATCGCGAAGGGCGAGATCGCATGAGCCGCGTCCCGTCGACGATGCAGTGGATCCGGCAGGCCGGACAGCGGATCGCCACCGGATCCGCGCGCCTCGCCACTCTCCTCGCGGGCCGCGCAGTGCACGCTGCCCGCCGCTACTGGCAGCGCGCGGAAGCCTGGCTGGGGGACCCGTTCACCTTCGGCTGGCTACTGCGCCTGGCCCTCCTCGTCTTCGCCCTCGCGGTCGCCCGGAAGGTCGCCGTGGCGGCCGGCGGGGGCCTGTACACGGCGGTCGCCGACGGCCGCGCGCCGTGGCTGATGTGGGGTACGGCCGTCCTGTGGGTGGTGGCCGCCTACCGGTGCGGCCGGGACGGCTGGAAGCCCAAGGCGCGCGCGGCCGAAGGGGACCGGCCGGAGGCCGGCGGCCAGGAGCAGCAGCCCGCCTCCGCGCCCTCCGGTCCCCTGCCCGTTTCCCCCGTCGGGCTGATCGCCGCGGTCCGCGACGTCGGCACCCCGCACGCACAGCTGAAGCCCCTGGCCGAGCACCTCGGTACGACCACCGACGTGGTGCGCGCCGCCGCGGCCGCGATGGGGTGGCCCGTGAAGGACGTGCGGATGGCTGGGCGTTCGGCGTCGGCTGGGCTGCGCTGGGATGAGTGCCCCTCTCCTGCCCCTGCTGGCCCCTCTGCGGGTGTCGTCGGCGCAGGTCAGCCTGCCGACGACAACGACGACGACAGCGGCCGAGAGGGGCCCCGAGAGGGGATTGCTGTACGGCGCACCGATGGCGGGCTGATCATCTACGATCTCGCCGACACCCACCGCCGCCGGGGAATCGTCGGCCGCTGAAGCCTGCGAGACAGGCCCCGCCGTTCCGTGACGGCGGGGCCTTCGTCTGCCCCCGGCCCGGGCCCGCGTGCATCACGGAACAGTGACGACGCCTTCACGCCCCCCACACAAGCGCGCATCATGCTGCCCAGCAGCCACGCCACCTGGGGGACCCGTGAACCAGCCGCCGAACTACCCTCCGCCACCCGGCTGGACACCGCCCCTGCCACCGCCTGCCCGGCCGCGCTGGGGACGGTTCGCGGCCTGGACCGCTGGCGCCGCGCTCGCCGCCTTCGCGATCGGCGGCGGGCTGGCCGTCCTCCTCGACGACGATGGGGGCGAGCCGATCGCGAGCGAGACCGCGTGCAGGGACGGGCTCCGAGAGAACATGAAGAAGGCCACCGTCACTGGCCCCGACGGGCCGTCCCTGCCTGCGCCGGCCGCCTGCTACGGGCTCGATCAGGCGACGTTGGAGCGGATCACGGGCGAGGTCGCGGGCGAGTACCTCGACAGCTCGGAGCTGGAGAAGGCGGTCGAGGATGCGATGCGGGAGGCGATGGAGTCCGCGTGGCCGAGCGGAAGTCCGTGACCGCACCAGAATCCCGGCCACCATCACCTGCCTCTGGGGGAACCATGCGTCGTACCACCATCCTGCTCACCCTTGCCGCCTGCCTCGCGCTCGCTGGCTGTTCCAGCTCTGACGACGAGCCGTCGGCCACAGCCACCGAGACGGTCACGGCCACTGCGACGCCGGCCGTCACGCCCTCGTCGGCCCCGTCACTCAGCCAGGCCGAGACCGCGAGCCAGTGCGCCGACGCCATCACCGAGGCCGCGCCGTCATGGGAGGACTGGAACTACAGCCCCGGCGGGTGGCAGGACGATCCGCGAACGCCGGAGGTGTGCCAGGGGCTGGCCGACGAGGAGAACCCGCCTGCGGGGAACCGGGCATTCATGCAGGCGCTGGTTGACGGGTTGGAGATGGCGGACGATCCCCGTGCCAGGCAGTAGCTGAGGCGGAGGCAGTACGGCCCCGCACCGGATTCCGGACGGGGCCTTCGTCATGCCGTGGGCTACTCGCCGAGAGGCGGACCGCCATCGGCCAGCCCGGGGAGACGCTCGTCGAACACGCCGATCCTGTTTCCTCCATCGCCGAGGAAGTGCAGCTTGGCGAGGTGGCGTGAGACCTCGCAGGCGGAGACAGTGGTCGAGTCTCCCTCGGCTGTGGCTTGGTCCTCGAAGCTGAGGAGTCGGGTCAGGTAGGCCTCGACTTTGCTGCGCGCCCACGCCAGGGCTTCAGGGTCGCGGTCGAAGCTGGAGTAGTCACTCATGTCGTGGGCTCCTCGTCCGGGCGCGGCGGGGTCGCGTCGACCGGCAGCCCCGGGAAGGGAAGACCGACAGGCAGGACGCGATCTCTTGGTTCCAACGGCTGTTGCTCGGTCATGAGGGCGAAGTGCTCGGCGTCCAGGTACAGCGTGTCGACAGTGGTCGGCTGCTCGCTCATGCGGTCGTCTCCTCGCTGCTCACCGGGCGCTCCGGCAGCTCGGCGCCGGGGCGTTGGACGTACCACTCCCACAACTCCCGGGTCACCGCTGACCGGTCGGCGCCGGCTGCCTTGGCGGCGGTGTCGAGGTCGTTCCAGAGCTGGTCGTCGACGCCTCTGATCCCTCGGAGCTTCTCCTTGTGCTGATTGGCCATGAGGAGAGTCTGACAGGTGGTTGACCACCCGTCCAGCCTGTGTCATATTGGAGGTGGTTAACCACCCGTGAACAGGGCGGGAGGTAACCCGAACCGAGGGGGACCCGATGAGGCGCACCGCGAACGAGACCACCACCCAGACCCTCACCCGCCTCATCAAGGCCCTCGACGCCAAGCACCCCGTCACCATCACCTACCTGAAGGAAGAGAAGGACAACGCTGGCCGCAAGACCGGCCGGCTCGTCGAGACGGTGCGCACCATCGAGATCTATGACGTGGTCGTGAGCGCCGCCGGTGACATCCTCCTCAAGGCCATGGACCGCGAGACCGGCGAGAGCCGCTCCTTCCGCCTCGACCGCCTCGTCGCCTACACCGTCCACCGCACCGCCTACGTCCTCGCCCGCCCGGCCGCCGACGACAAGCCGGCCCGCACCGCCGGCCTCGCCACCGTCACCGTGCTGTACCCCGTCGACTACCCCGCCGTCGCGCGGGTGCAGCTGCTCGCCGACGCTCTCGCCGCCTAGGAGTCCTTCATGAACCGCTCCGAGATCCTCGCCGCCTACACCCCCGGCACGCTCCACACCGAGCGCGCGGCCTGCCTCAAGTTGACCACCGACGCTTACGCAGGCAGCGACAGCGTGAAGGAGTGGCACGCCGACTACGCCGACCGGATCAGCGACGAGATCGACCGCCGCAACGACACCTGACCTCACCGCCGCACAACAGAGGGCCCGTTCCCCAGCCACCAGGGAACGGGCCCTCCCGCACGCCACCCCACGGCGCCACCTCACCGTTACCATCAGACCATGACAACCGGTAACGAGCCACCCGTGCCGGCCGACCCGCCGCCGGACACCCCAACCCCCCAACGGGGCCGGGCCCGCAACGCCCGCGGCAACTTCGTCCGCAGCATCGAGACCGCCCGACGCGACGCCGCCGCGGCCGACTATCTCGCCAACAACCCCGGCACCACCTACCGGGAACTCGCCGAGCTGTTCGGCTACTCCGATAAGTCCATGGCTCGCAAGGGTGTCCTCGCCGCGAAGGCCGACGTGGCCCGGCCTGCCGTCACTCGGCTGATTCAGGCGGAGTCGGCGCAGCTGGACGACCTGTACCTGATGGCGATGGAGGTCATCGAGGCCAACCACGTCACCGTGTCGCACGGCAAGGTCGTCACCCTGCGGGACCCGGCCACCGGCGAGGAGAAGCCGCTCACGGACCATGGACCGAAGCTGACGGCCATCCAGACCGCGCTGAGGATCCGCGAGTCCTACCGCAAGCTCCACGGCCTGGACCAGCCTGCGCAGGTCGCCGTGTCCGGCGCGGTCCGGTACGAGGTGGTGGGTGTCGACCCGGCGGACCTGACGTGACGACGGCGCTCGACCAGGACGCGATCGTCCGGTACGAGCCGCGCGGCGCAGCGCAGCAGCTGTTCAAAGCCCGCGAGTCGGAAGTCTTCATCGCCGGTCCGGCGGGCACCGGGAAGTCGCTGGTGTCGCTGTACCGGATGCACCTCGTCGCGCTGCACAACCCCGACGCCCGGTTCCTGATCGTCCGCAAGACGGCCGTGTCGCTGGGCTCGACGACGCTGGTGACGTACGAGAAGAAGGTTGCGCAGGACGCCATCGCCCGCGGCATCGTGTCCTGGTTCGGCGGCAGCGCCCGCGAGGCCCCGGGCTACCGCTACTCGAACGGCTCGAAGATCAACGTCGGCGGGATGGACAAGCCCGAGAAAATCATGTCGGCGGAGTACGACATGGTGTTCGCCGACGAGGCCACCGAACTGACCATCACCGACTGGGAGTCCATCGGCACCCGCCTACGCAACGGCGTCCTGTCGTGGCAGCAGCAGATCGGCGCGTGCAACCCGTCCGGCCCCACGCACTGGATCAAGCAGCGCTGCGACCAGGGCGTGGCCCGGATGCTGGTGTCCCGCCACCGGGACAATCCGGCGTACGTCAACGCGGACGGCACGTACACCGACGCGGGCCGCGACTACTTCGCGAAGCTCGACAACCTGACCGGCGTCCGCAAGGCCCGGCTCCGGGACGGCACGTGGGCGGCGGCCGAGGGCCTGATCTACGGCGAGTTCGACGAGGCCACCCACCTCGTCGACCCGTTCACGATCCCCACCGAGTGGACCCGCTGGATCACGGTGGACTTCGGGTTCACCAACCCGGCCGTGATCCAGTGGTGGGCCGAGGACCCCGACGGCCGGCTGTTCCTGTACCGGGAGATCTACCACACGCGCCGCCTCGTCGAGGATCTCGCCCGCCAGGCGAAGGCGCTGATGCAGTACCCGTCCGGGCAGTGGCGCGAGCCCCGGCCGCGGGCGGTGATCTGCGACCACGACGCGGAGGACCGGGCCACGCTGGAGAAGCACCTGGGCCTGTCCACGGTCGCGGCGAACAAGAAGGTGTCCCCTGGCATCCAGGCGGTGCAGGCCCGGCTGAAGGTGCAGGCGGACGGCCGGCCGCGCTTCTTCATCGTGCGGGGCGCGCTGGTGGAGCGGGACCCGGCGCTGGACGAGGCGAAGAAGCCGTGCAGCACGGAGGAGGAGATCACCGGCTATGTGTGGGCGGTGAGGCCGGGCGGGACGGTGCCGGAGGTGCCGCTGAAGGAGAACGATCACGGGATGGACGCGGGCCGGTACATGGTCGCGGAGCGGGATCTGGGCGGGCGTCCGCAGCTGAGGTTCGTCGGATGACCGTCCTTGTAGGGTTCCTACAACGAGCGTCCCGGCGGGACGGGAGGGGCGTAACCGTGACAAAGGAACGTCGCCGCAGGCTAGCCGCCAAGTTGAATGGGGCTATGCCGTACGTACTCGACGGAATCGGAGCTATGCTCTTGTCAGGTTCAGTCATGATGCTCAGCGTTGTGGCAGGAGTCGCAGCCCTCGGCTTGTCGGTCTTCTACATGAACCACCGGGTCTACGGCGGGCACTGACATGTGAGGGGGTGGCGGTGGCCAGAACCCTCTTTGGTGACCTAGGTCGCGCAGCCTCCACCTTCCTCAACCGCACCCCCATCTCCTACGCCCCGCACGGCGCCGGACGCGGCGGCTTCGCCAGCGGCCTCATGAGGCCCGCAGGCCAAGAAGCCCAGATGCGGGCCATGGGCAGCGTCGGCACCCTCTTCGCGATCGTCGACCGCATCACCACCGCCTACTCCCAAGTCGAGTGGCACCTGTACCGCTCCGCCCCCTCCGGCCGCCCTGAAGACCGCGTCGAGGTCACCTCCCACGCCGCGCTCGACCTGTGGAACCAGCCGAACAAGTTCATGACCGGGCAGCAGTTCCGGGAGTCGACGCAGCAGCACGAGGAGCTGACCGGCGAGCAGTGGTGGATCCCGGCCCTGCACAGCAGTGGCCTGCCGCTGGAGTTGTGGTTCGCCCGCCCCGACCGGATGGAGCCGCTCCCGGATCCGGAAGAGTTCCTGTCCGGGTACGTGTACCGGTCGCCGTCCGGGGAGCGGGTACCGCTCGGCGTGAACCAGGTCATCCAGCTGCGCCGCCCCAACCCCCTGGACCCGTACCGGGGCTGGGGTGCGGTGCAGACGATCCTCACCGACATGGACGCCACCCGCGCCAGCGCGGAGTGGAACGCGATGTTCTTCCGTAACTCGGCGCAGCCGGGCGGCATCGTCGAGGTCGACAAGCGGCTCAGCGACGAGGAGTTCGACGAGTTCAACATGCGCTGGTCGGCACAGCACAAGGGCGTCTCCAACGCGCACCGGGTCGCGGTCCTGGAGAACGGGCTGAAGTGGCAGGACCGCAGCTTCTCCATGAGGGACATGCAGTTCACCGAACTGCGCGACGCCAGCCGCGAAATCATCCGCGAAGCACTGGGCTTCCCCAAGCCGATGCTCGGCACCGTCGATGACGCCAACCGCGCCAATATGGAGGCCGCGGACGTGATGTTCGCCCGCTGGCTGATCCGGCCGCGGCTCCAACGCACCCGCGAGGCCCTCAACACGCGGCTGCTCCCGCTGTACGGGGCGACGGCGCGCGGCCTGGAGTTCGACTTCGACGACCCGGTCCAGGAGGACGTGGAGTCGGAGACGAAGCAGCTGACCGCCCGCTCGTCCGCGGCGGCGGCGCTCGTGGCGGCTGGCTTCGACCCGACCGGGACTCTGTCCGCGGTGGGCCTGCCGAAGATCCCCTTCCGGGGTCGGGCCGCGGCACCGGCCGCCGATGACTGGGATCAGGCCGTGGCCGGCCTCACCGGGGAGATCGAGGCGGCACAGCGGTGGGTGGCGGTCGCGGAGGACGACGACAACACCTGCCAGCCGTGCCGCGACAACGACGGCCAGACGTACAAGAACCGGGCGCAGGCCTATCGGGACTACCCGGGCGGGTCGGGCTACGTGCACTGCGTCGGCGCCGAGTTCGGCAACGACTGCCGCTGCAAGGTCGTGAAGCGGGGACGCAAGGGAGAAGGCTCATGAACATCACGCTGCCCGGCAAGGCGGGCGTCTTCCAGGCCCGCCAGCGCGAGCAGGCCGAGCAGCAGCGCCAGCGGCTCGGCGTCGAGGCCCGCTCCTGGTACCGCATCAGCAATGCCGCGGACCCGGACGAGGCCGAGGTCATGATCTATGACGAGGTCGGCGGCTGGTGGGGCACCACCGCGGACGACCTGATCGCCGAACTGAAGGGTGTCACGTCGCCGCGGATGCGGGTCCGGATCAACAGTCCGGGCGGGTCGGTGTTCGAGGGCATCGCCATCGCCAACGCGTTGAGGGCGCACCCCGCTTCGGTCACGGTGCAGGTCGACGCTCTCGCCGCCAGCATCGCGTCCGTCATCGCCATGGCCGGGGACCGCATCGAGATGGCCCCCAACTCCATGCTGATGATCCACGACGCATCCGGCATGTGCTGGGGCAACGCCCAGGACATGGACGAGATGAGCGAACTCCTCGACCTCATCAGCGACAACATCGCCGACGCCTACGCCTCCCGCGCGGGCGGCACCCGCGAGCAGTGGCGAGACCGCATGCGCGCCGAGACCTGGTACCTCCCCGAGGACGCCGTCGACACCGGTCTCGCCGACGAGGCCGTCCAGGCCCCGAAGGCCGGAACCCCGAGCGAGCCGGAGGAGGAGCCGGAGCCAGACATGGCCCACGCCTGGGACCTCGCCGCCTACGGCTACCAGGGCCCCAAGGCCACCGGCGCCGCCGAGAACCCGCCCCCGGCAGGCGAGGACGGGCAGCCACCGGTCCTGACCATCAACATCGGGTCGGCCGTCGGCGAGCACTTCGTCGAGCATCTGCGCTCCCTGGTCCGTTCAGGCGCCGGACCCGACGTCGAGGACACCGCGCCAGCCGAGCTGGTCGCAGAGGTCCCGCCCGTCGAGCCTGTCCCCGAGCCGCCGGCCGTCGAACCGGCACCCGAGGCCCCCACCGACCCCGCAGACGAGTGGGCGGCCAGCGTGGCCGGCCTGCTTCCCGACGACGACGCAGACGACTGGTCGGCGCTCGTCACCAACCTGATCGAGCCCGACGCGTCGTCCAGCGCGGCGACGGCCTGAAGGAGGCAACAGTGGCACCCACATCCACCATCCCGCGCAACGCCGACGAACTCGCGGAGATGCTCGCCGAACCGAAGACGCTGAAGGACATCGTCGCCTCGCGTGAGGCGCTGACGGAGTTCATCACCGCCTACGGCCACGCGCAGCAGGCCGACGGCACCGAGCTCAACCGGCTCGTCGCCGAGGAGACCCAGCGTGTCTTCGCGAAGATGATGCGCGAGAACGGAATGCAGGACATGGGCGCGGACGCGATCAAGCGCCTCGACCTGGACCCGCAGGCCAAGAAGCGGGGCATGCTCACCAGCCACCGCAAGGGCACCGCCCACAACCCGGCCGCCCCCGGCGCCGCCCTCGACCAGCACTTCACCGACAGCGTCGAGTACGTGAAGGCGATCTGGCACAAGGCGCCCGCCGCCGAGGTCGCCGAGAAGCTGACCATCCTGCGGAACGCCGCGGGCTCCGTGTCCCCGGCGGATGGCGGGTTCCTCGTCCCGGAGACGCTGCGGTCCCAGCTCTTGCAGATCGCGCTGGAGCAGTCCGTCGTCCGGCCGCTGGCGACCGTCGTGCCGATGGACTCGGCCCGGGTGCCGATGCCGATCATCGACTCGACGTCCAACAAGGGCTCCGTCTACGGCGGCATGATCGCGTACTGGGGCGAAGAGGGCGCCATGCTCCAGGACTCCAACCCGAAGTTCGGCCGGGTGGAGCTGGACGCGAAGAAGCTCACCGGGCTCTCCGCGGTCCCCAACGAGCTGCTCCAGGACAGCATCGTCTCCTTCGCGTCGCTCATCGAGACGCTGTGGCCGCAGGCCCTGGCGTTCTCCGAGGACAACGCGTTCATGGTCGGCACCGGCGCGGGCATGCCCCTCGGCTTCCTCGGCGCGAAGAACAAGGCGTCCATCGCGGTCGCCCGCGGCGCCGCGACGACGATCACCTACCCGGACATCGTCAACATGTACGCGCAGATGCTCCCCAGCAGCCTCTCGCGCGCCGTGTGGATCTGCTCCCCGGACGCCCTGCCGCAGCTCCTCCAGATGAGCCTCGACGTCGGCACCGGCGGCAACAGCGTGTTCGTCGTCAACGCCGCCGGGCCCGCCCCGATGACCATCTTCGGACGGCCGCTGATCATCAGCGAGAAGGCCGGACAGCTCGGCGCCCGCGGCGACATCGCCTTCGTCGACCTGAGCTACTACCTCGTCGGTGACCGGCAGACCATGACCGCCGACTCCTCGACGGACTACCAGTTCGGCAGCGACAAGACCACGTTCCGCATCATCCAGCGCGTCGACGGCCGCCCCTGGCTCCAGTCGGCCATCACCCCCGCCAACGGCTCCTCGAAGAAGCTCTCCCCGTTTGTCGAGCTCGCGGCGTAGCCCCCCGGCCGGCGGCGGCATTCACACCCCGCCGCCGGCTTCCACCCGACCGGCAGTGTCGCCCCGGCGGCAACCCAGACAGGAGAACACCCCATGTCGCAGAAGGCTCTCGGCCGACTGTTCAACACCACCCCGGCCGCCGACGGCGTCTGGATCAACATCGGCGACCAGGCGGGCGGCGTCACCTTCGTCGGCTACCTCGGCGCCGCCGCGGGCGACACCTACACCCTCCAGCAGGCCAAGGACTCGGCGGGCACCGGCGCGGTGAACCTCGCCGCGATCAGCGAGTACTACACCAACACCGGTAACGGCAGCGACGCGTGGGTGAAGCGGACGCAGGCCGCGGCCGCCACGGTCGTCGCCGCCGCGTCGGCGGTGCAGCAGGCCGTCGTCATCGAGGTCGAGGGCACGCAGCTCGCCGACGACTACTGCTTCGTCAAGGTCACCTCCACCGGGGCGGGCACGGTCAACGCGATCCAGCGGGACCTCATGGTGCAGCGCGCCCCGGAGAACCTCCCGGCCACGGGGGCCTGACATGGCGCTGTGGGCCTGCACCAACTGCACCGCCCGCTACAGCGTGGGCGCGCCCCGCTGCCCGCAGTGCGGCAGCACCGATCACGTCGAGGAAGGAAGTCAGGACATGGCGCCGAAGGTGACCGTGCACGGCGGACCGTCCATCGCGGGCGAGGACGTCGTCGTGGAGGGCGAGAACGGGCGGGAGCTCGTGCCCAAGTCGGAGGCCGACCCGGACAAGGTCGTCGCCGAGGAGAACGAGGGAGGCGAGGGCGTATCAGCTGGGAACAGCTCCAAGCCATCGTCCACGACGCCGTCGACTACGCGCGCGACGAGCGGGCCGCAGACCCCGTCGCCTGCCCCCAAGACGGGGAGCCGCTCCGGGAAGGGCCAGAAGTCGACCCAGGACTCTTCTGCCGCAACTGCGGGTGGCGGCCCGGCGGACGGTTCGTCGGAGACCAGCTCCGCTGACGCCTGACCAGTCCCGATCAACACCAGTGAGGAGGTGAGAGAGATGGAGCCCGTCTACGCGACCCGCGAGGACGTGCAGCGCGCCCTCGACGTACAGCCCACCGCCGCCAGCGCACGGCAGATCGACCGCGCCCTGCAATCCGCGAGCCGCGACGTGGACAGCCTGTGCCACCGCACGTTCTACCCCTGGCAGGGCGAGCGGCGGTTCGACTGGCCCGACTCCCAGTACCGGCCATCGTGGCGGATCTGGCTCGACGACCACGGCCTGATCTCTCTCACCTCCATCACCTCCGGCGGCGTAGCGATCGACCCGGCGGACGTGGTCCTCTACCCGCCCGCCGGGCCGCCGTACAACCGCGTCGAGACCAACCTCGGCAGCAACGCCTCATGGGGCGGCGGGAACACCCACCAGCAGGACGTGACCATCACGGGCCTGTGGGGCTACACCCTCGACGAGCGCACCGACGGCGCCCTGGCTGGCGCGGTCGCCACGGCTTCGGCCACCACCCTCACCGTGGACGCGGCCACCTCCGCGACAGTCGGCGTCGGCAGCGTCCTCCGCATCGACAGCGAACGGCTCCTCGTCACCGCCCGGACCATGGCCGACACCGGCCAGACCCTCACCACCGACCTGGCCGTACAGAAGAACGCCACCGTGGTGGCGGTGACCGACGGCACCGGCTTCGCGGTCGACGAGACCCTCCTCATCGACGGCGAACGCGCGCGGATCACCGACATCGCGGGCAGCACCCTGGTCGTGGAGCGCGCCGTGGACGGCAGCACCCTCGCCGCGCACACCGCCGGCACCGCCCTGTACGCGCCGCGGACCCTCTCGGTCGCGCGGGGCGCCCTCGGTACCACCGCTGCTACGCACGCCGGCACCGCGCCCGTGTACCGGTGGGAGCCGCCCGGCCTCGTCCGCGACCTCACCATCGCCAACGCCATCAACCGGCCGCTTCAGGAGCAGTCCGGCTACGCCCGCACCAGCAAGACCTCGTCGGGCTCCAAGAGCACGTCGGTGGAGACGCTGTCGCTGGACTCGCTGCGGACGCAGACCTACGACGCCCACGGCCGCAAGGCCCGCCACCGGGGAGTGTGAAATGCCAGGCTTCCAGGTCCGCGTCAACTCGAACGCCTCCGGCCCGTGGGCTACGGGCCGGGCGGGCCGCGCCCTGCACGACTACTCGGACGACGTCGAGTACCAGGTCGCGATCGAGGGCGAGCGGATGGTCCACGCCCGGCTGCGGCAGGTGTTGCGGCATCCGACGGGCTACTACCAGTCGAAGATCAGCGTGGATCGCACGTCGGGCGGCCGGTACCAGGTCCATGACCAGCGGATGATCTACGGGCCATGGCTGGAGGGCACCGGCAGCAGGAACTCGCCGGTGACCCGCTTCCCGGGCTACGCCACGTTCCGCCGCACCAAGCCGCTGCTGGACCGGAAGGCCCCGCAGATCGCGCGGCAGCTCCTGGCCCGGTACCGGTCGAGGGGGCTGATCTGACATGGCCCTCAACGCAGTCACCCTCCTCGACGCGGCACAGAGCCACGCCCTCGCGTCCGGCTACTTCGCCGCGGTCAACGGCCACGAGCCCAAGAGCCCGCCCCCCAGCGGCGTCACCTGCGCCGTGTGGGTCGAGCAGATCGGCCCCGCCCGCGGCGGTTCCGGCCTGCGCTCCACCTCGGCGCGGCTCGCCCTGTTCGTGCGCCTCTACGCGCCGATCAACGGCAAGGTCCCGGACAGCATCGACCCCGCCCTGATGGACGCCCTCGACTGGCTGATGGCCGCCTACTCCGGCGACTTCACCCTCGACGGACTCGTCCGCCACGTCGACCTCCTCGGCGCCTACGGCGACCCACTGTCCGCCCGCGCCGGCTACTTGGAGGAGTCCGGCGCGGAGTACCGCTGCATGACGATCACTCTCCCGCTCATCGTTGACGATCTCTGGAACCAGGAGGCGTAGCCGTGAAACAAGCTGGTCTCGGAGATGCGCTGTTCATCTCCGGCTACGACCTCTCCGGCGACATTCAGGCCGTCGGCAACGTGGGCGGCGGGCCCAGCCCGTTGGACTTCACGTCGATCACGAAGTCCGCCTACGAGCGGAAGGGCGGCAGGCTCGACGGGCGCCTTCAGACCACCGCGTTCTTCAACCCGGGCCCGGCGGCCGACGCGGCGCACAAGGTGCTGTCGGTGCTGCCGCGGACGGACGTGACCGCCACCTACTGCCGCGGCACCGCCCTCGGCGCCCCCTCGGCGAACCTGGTGGCGAAGCAGATCGGCTACGACGGAACGAGGGCCGAAGACGGTGCCTTCACCTTCGCGGTCGAGGCGCAGTCCAACAGCTACACGCTGGAGTGGGGGCGGCTGCTCACCGCGGGGAAGCGGACGGACACGACGGGCACCAACGGCGCGAGCGTCGACTTCGGCACCGGCTCCACCAGCTTCGGGTTGCAGGCGTACCTGCACGTCTTCGCGCTCACCGGCACGAGCGTGACGGTGAAGCTCCAGTCCTCGTCGGACAACGGCGTCGGCGACACCTGGACGGACGTGGCCGGCGGCAGCTTCGCGGCGGCCACAGGGGTCGGGGCGCAGCGCATCCAGACGGCGCGGAACGCGACGGTCGAGCGATACCTGCGCGTGACGACGAACGGGACCTTCACGAACGCCGTGTTCGCGGTGTCCGTGATCCGCAACGACGTGGCGGTGACGTACTGATGCAGCGACCCGTGAACAGGATCGACCCGGCCATGCCGGTCGGCGCGTACCGGACGTACCAGATCAGCAGCCCCCGGGACACGATGATCCCCGCCGCGTGCGAGCAGGTCGACTGCCCGCAGTGGCGGAACGGCTGGGAGTCCGTCATCGACGAGCGGACCGAGCTGGGGCAGGCGCAGGCCGGGTACATCCGCGTCCACTCGCGGCGCACCTTCCGCGAGATGAAGACCGAGGCCGGGCTGACCGTCTTCAGGTTCGAGTCCGGCCAGAGGTGCTTCGCGGAGCACAAGACCCGCCCGGAGATCTACCTCGTCCGCGACGGGGACTGGCGTGGGAACCCCACCGGCCGACGACGTGAACACGCCCGTCCGCAGGACTGGGTTGAGGACTTCGGCGAGAACCAGCTCCGGCTCGTCGACCAGCAGAAGAAGGGATAGCCACCATGGCGAAGGAAAGCGGCCTCGGGTGGAGCGTGTGCTCGGTCGACGACGCGAGCGGCACCCCCCGGGACATCAAGAACGACATCACGAACGTCCAGTTCGCCACCCCGCGCGGCGTGCAGGACGTCACCGGCCTCGACAAGTCCGCCTACGAGCGGATCCTCCTCCTCTCCGACTTCAGCGTCACGCTGAACGGCGTCTTCAACGACGCCGCCAACCAGGGCCACGACGTCTTCAAGACCGTGCCCAGCACCAGCGTGCCCCGCACCACGACGCTCACCGTGTCCGGACAGTCCCTCGTCAACGAGTGCCTCTACACCGACTACCCGCTGACCCGCGCGGACTCCGGCGAGCTGACGTACTCGGTGCCCGGCGTCCTCTGCGACGGCACCGTCCCCACCTGGACCACGGCGTAAGGGCGCGGCATGGGATACCGACCGAAGCGGAAGATCTACAAGTTGGACTTCACCGGCACCGACTGGGAAGGCCTCGAAGCCAGCATGCGCGGCCCCACCGTCGGCGAAGAACTGGAGTTCGGCAGGCTCCGCAGCCAGGAGGGAACCGGGCAGGACGTGTTCACCCTGCTCACCAGTCTCCTCGTCTCGTGGAACGTCGAGGACGAGACGGGCGCCCCGGTGCCGTGCACGTTCGAAGGCGTGTGCACCCAGGACGGCGCGATGGTGATGGCCATCCTCGACGCGGGCCAGGCCGCGGCCTCCGGAGTGTCCGGCCCTTTGCCGAACGGCTCGCCCTCTGGCGAGCCGTCCCCGGAGGCGTCCATCCCGATGGCACCCCTGTCCGAGAGCCCGACGAACTCCGCAATGCCCGCCTGATCCTGCGGCTCTGCCGCGAATTTCACTGCCTGCCGTCCGCCCTGTTGGACGAGCCGGCCGACCTGCTGCGCCTGCTCATGATCGAGCAGCTTGGTACTCCGGAGGGAGGGGAGCCTGATGGCTGACGACGTCACGATCACCGTGCACGTCCGGGACCTGTCGGGCCCAGGCGTCAACTCCGTCACCCGGAACATCAACCAGTTGCAGCGGCAGGCGAACGCTGTCGGCGGGACACTGCGGATCGTCGGCGGGACCCTCGACGACGTGGCGTCGTCGGCAACGAACGCGGGGTCGGCGTTCGGTGGCGGGGGCGGGCTCCGCGCGCAGATGATCGGCGTGGGTGTAGCGGCCGGCGCAACCTTGCTCCCGACGATCGGAGCGCTCGCCCCGATGCTGTCCGGCCTGGCCGTCGTCGGCGGTGGCGCGGCGCTGGCCATGGACGACTTGAAGACGAAGGCGAAGGAACTCAAGCCCGCCTTCGAGGACTGGAAGAAGGCCGCGGAGAAGGCGGTCGCCCCGCACACCGAGCGCGCGGTGAAGTCGCTGAAGTCGGCGATGGCGGACCTGCAGCCGTCGCTGGTGCTGGGTGCGGAGACGTTCGGGACGATCGCGGAGCGGGCGTCGAAGTTCGCGGCGTCGGACGCGTTCCAGTCGGCGTTCCAGCGGAACGCGCAGATGGGTGTCGTCTTCGTCGAGCAGCTCGCCGAGTCGGTGGGCACGTTCACGCAGGCGTTCCTGGAGTTCGGCACCAAGTCGAAGCCCGCGCTGGACGCGTGGGAGGAGCTGCTCGGCGGGTTCCTGGACACGGGCCTGCCGGGGATGTTCGAGGGCCTGGAGCAGGGCATCGGCGGCGCCTCCGACATGCTCAGCGGTTTCGCGGACTTCCTGAACGGTGGACTGCTACCCGCCCTCGGCAAGATCGCCGGATCGTTCGCTGAGGCGTTCGGACCGCTGATCGGCGCAGGCCTCTCCGCAGCGGGCGACGCCCTCCTCGGCTTCTCCGAGATCTTCGAAGGCGCGATGACCGGGCTGGAGCCCATCGCCCGGATCGCCGCCGACGCCCTGACCGCCACGAACGACGTGATGATGATCGGCGCCGAGGTCGCAGGCACCCTCGCGGAATCCCTCGGCGGCGCCCTCTTCGGCGCCCTGCTGTCCGTGATGGGCATCGACACCAGCGGCCTGTCCGACATGGCTGGCGGGTTCACCAAGCTGTCCGACTGGGTGAGCGAGAACGAAGGCCGGATCCGGGGCGCCTTCTACTCGGTCGCCGACGGGATCACCACGATGGTCACCGTCGGCATCAGCATGCTGCCCCAACTCTGGGGCGCGTTCCGGCTGGTCACGGAGGGCATCCTCACCGGCATCGACGCCATCGTCTCCGGGCTGGCGACCGCATTCGGCGACCTGCCGATCATCGGCGACCAGTTCGAGGGCATGAACACCAAGTTCGATAAGTTCGCTGAGGGTGTCCGCTCTGGCATGGACAGGGCGGGCAGCGGGATCAGCGCGTTCGTCGACGAGGCGATCCCGCGCCTGAACCGCTCGAAGCTCACGATGAACGTGTCCGAGGCGGAACAGAACCTCGCTTCGATCAAGGAGAAGCTGCAAGACCCGGCGCTGACGAAGGAACGTAAAGCGCAGCTGTCGGCGGACAAGCGCGAGGCGGAACGGCAGGTCGCTGCCGCGCGGGCAGAGCTGGACGCGTTCGACCGGAAGAAGGCGGACGCCACCCTGGCCGCCGACCCGCGCCCGTTCTTCGGTGACGCCGCCCGCGTCCGCGGCACCCGGTTCGCGAGGAAGAGCGTCCCGATCGACGGCAACACCAGCCCCTTCAGGTCCGTCATCGGTGGGATCGCTGGGCGGGTCGTGGCCAGCGCGTACATCAACGTGTACTCCCGGCAGATCGACAGTGGGATGGCGAAGCCGTTCCGTGCGTTCGGCGGGCCAGTGCAGCGCCGGGCTGACGGCGGACCCTTGCAGCACTTCCCCAGCGGCGGCCTCGTCGAGGGCCCCGGCGGGCCACGCTCCGACAGCATCCTCGCCACGTTCGGGTCGGGTGCGACCGCGATGGTGTCGGACACCGAGTACGTCGTCCAGTCGTCCGCGGTCAAGAAGTACGGGCTGCCGCTCCTCGACGCCCTGAACAGGGGCACGCTGAAGCTGGCCAAGGGCGGCCAGACGAAGGCCCAGAAGCAGGCGAAGGCGCAGGCCGAGGCCCGCAGCGGAGCGCGCAGCGACCTGACCCTGTCGCACTTCGGGTGGATGGCAGGCTGGCGGACCAGCGAGTTCGGGAACGCGCTCGGCAACCCAGACAGCATCTCCTCGCTGGTGTCGGCGCTGAACTCGTGGCGGTCGATCATCCAGAAGGCGACCAGCGGGAAGACCGAGTCGCGGCTCCTGAAGCAGCTGGACTCCACCGGCAAGAAGCTCATGACCTACGAGCGGCAGCTCACGAAGACCACGGCGTCGCTGGAGAAGGCGCGAGACAAGCTCGACAGCCTGAAGCAGGCCGCCTCCCAGCTGGCGGAGTCGGTGAAGTCCGGGATCCTCAACAGCGCGGCCATCACGAAGGGACGGCAAGACGGACCCGTCACCCTCCAGTCCATCATGTCCGGGCTCATCGGGAGCCGCGACAAGACCAGCGCGTTCGCGTCCGCGCTCAAGCAGCTGAAGGACAAGAACGTGAACTCGGCACTGCTCCAGCAGATCGCCGAGGCGGGCATCGAAGGCGGCGGCCTGGAGACCGCCAGCGCGCTCCTGAAGGCGTCGCAGAAGGACATCGCGATGATGAACCTGATGCAGAAGCAGATCCTCATGCAGGCGGGCCTGGCCGGAAGCATCACCTCGGACTCCGTGTACGGCTCGCAGATCAAGGGCCAGGAGCAGTACGTCAAGGCTTTGCAGTCCAGCGTGACCACGCTCGGCACGAAGATGGACAAGCTGGCCGCCGCGATGGAGAAGGCCATCGAAAAGGGCTTCGGCATGAAGGCCACGGGCGGCATCATCGGCGGCTCGGCCGCGACTGGGGGTGCGCGCGGCTCCTGGACCATGGTCGGCGAGCACGAGCCCGAACTCGTGAGGCTCCCGTTCGGGTCGCGCGTGTACTCCGGGCCGGACACGCGGCGGATGCGGCAGCAGGCGTGGGCGTCGATGCTCAACACCCCCCAGCGCGGCGCCGGCGCGGCCGCAGCCGGGGGCGCAGTGGTGCAGCCGGTGATCGTGCACCAGACGATCACCCTGGATGGGCGCGTCGTCGCCCAGCAGATCTTCGACCCCCTCCGTAAGGAGATCGCGAACCGTGGCGGAAGCGTGCAACGCACTCTCGGACAGGGGGCCAGCTGATGGCGTATCCAGATGACCTGCTGCCGGTACAGGTAGACCTGTCGCTGGACGGCAGCACGTGGACGGACGTGACGGACGACGTCCGCTACGAGGATCGGATCCGCATCACGCGCGGGCGGTCGGACTGGGGACGGCAGACCGACCCGGGCCGCTGCTCGTTCTCGCTGAAGAACCTGGACGGGAAGTACTCGCCGCAGAATCCGCGGTCGCCGTACTTCGGGCAGATCGGCCGGAACACCCCCGTCCGTGTCAGCGTGAACATGGGGTCGGTGGCGTTGAGCCTGCCCGGCGGTGCGGGTGACGCCGCGTCCACCCCCGACGTGGCCGCCCTGGACATCACCGGCGACATCGACATCCGCGTCGACGCGACCCTCGTGAACTGGTGCCTGCCCGACTACCCCAGCACGGGGGAGACGGTCTACCCGCAGACCAACCTCATCGGCAAGGACGACTCCGCGAACCGGTCGTGGGTGCTGTCGACGCGCCGTAGCCGCCCCTACCTGGAGTGGTCCAACAACGGCAGCTTCATGACCAACGGGGCGCTGGCCACCGCCGATCTGCCGCTGACCACGTCCGGGCGGATCGCGGTCCGTGTGACGATCGACGTCAACAACAACACGGGCGGCCACACCGTCACCTTCTACACCGCGCCCACCATGGCGGGCCCGTGGACACAGCTCGGCAACACGATCACCGGGAGCGGCAGCACCAGCATCTACGCGGGCACTGCCCCGCTACGGATCGGCGACGCGAAGTGGCTCGACAACTCCTGGCCCATCGGCAGACTCCACGCGGCGGAGGTCCGCTCCGGGATCGACGGCACCCCCGTCGCGGCGCCGGACTTCACCACGCAGGCGATCGGTACCACCTCGTTCGCGGACAGTGCGGGCCGCACCTGGACGATCGGCGGCCAGGCAGAGATCACCAACCGCAAGGTGCGGTTCGTCGGCGAGGTCGCCTCCTGGACACCGAAGTGGGACACCGGCGGCAAGGACGTCGCCCAGCAGGTCGAGGCCGCGGGCGTGCTGCGCAGGCTCGGCGTCGGCAGCATCCCCACCAAGAGCCCCATGTTCCGGGAGTTCACCAGCCCGGGCCGGGTAGAGACCGGGATCCACGCGTACTGGCCGATGGAGGACGGCACCGACGCCACGAAACTCGGCTCGGCCGTATCCGGGCACCCGCCGATGACGTACACCGCAGGCGTGACCCTCGCCGCCTACGACGGCTGGGTGGCGTCCGGGCCGATGCCCACGCTGACGAGCGGCAGCATGCGGGTGACGGTGCCCGCGTACACGCGCACCGGGAACGCCTCCCAGGTCGGCCTGTTCTGCCGGATCCCTGAGGCGGGCACGGTGTCGCCGCAGCGGATCGTGTCGTGGTCGACGACCGCGACCGCCGACGTCTGGTCGATCTGGGTCAACACCTCTGGGCAGGTCGCCGTACGCGTCTACGACGAGACCGGCACGCAGATCCACGACAGCGGCTACGGATCCCAGGCCATCAACGGCCGCGAGGTCTACCTCGTCATGGAAGTCGTTCAGGACCTCGGCGACTCCTTCTACGACCTCCTCATCGTCGACATCGCCCGCTCCCTGCCCACCTCCGTACCCGACAACATCTCCTCCGTCTCCGAGATCACGAACACGGTCGTCGGCTACCAGCCCGGCATCATCACCCAGGTCCGCATGGGCGAGGACGCGGGCATGAACGGGGCCGCCCTCGGCCACTTGGCGATCGGGCGGGGCACGACCGCCTTCAACGCGTCGGCCGGAACGCTGGTCGGCTGGAACGGCGAGGAGGGGCCGTCGCGGGTATCGCGGCTTGGTGCGGAGGAGAACATCCACTCCTACGCCACCGGGCCCGGAGACGAGCAGTGCGGGCCACAGCCATCCGGCACCGCGCTCGACGTGATGCGCGCGGCCGGGGAGGTGGACGAGGGGATCCTCGCCGAGCAGCGGTCCATTCTCGGCATCCGGTACGTGACCCGGGCCAGCATGTACAACCAGCCGCCCACGATGGTCCTGGACTACACGGGCGGGGACGGGCTGGTCACGCCGCTGGAGCCGGTCGACGACGACCAGGCGGTCACCAACGACGTGACCGTCGCACGCACCAGCGGCTCGTCGGCACGGCTGACGCAGGACACGGGCCCGCTGTCGACCCTGCCGCCGCCGGACGGGATCGGCCTGTACGACACCGCGGCGACGCTGAACCTGCTGGACGACGACCAGCCGGTCGAGCACGCCGGGTGGCGCCTCCACCTCGGCACCTGGGACGAGACCCGCTTCCCGCGGGTCACGGTGAATCTGGCGGCGGCCCCGCACATGATCGAGGACGCGGCGGCCGTCGACACCGGGTCCCGCATCCAGGTGACGAACCCGCCGGTGTGGCTGCCCCCGGACACCCTTGACCTCCTCGTGCAGGGCTACTCCGAGACCCTCGACCAGTTCGTGTGGGAGATCACCTACAACTGCACGCCGGCCAGGCCCTTCGACGTCGCGTGGACCGGCAGCGCGTCGACGGCCACGGCGCCGGTCGAGTTCGCGTGGCTGGACACGGACGGCTCCGAGCTTGCCGAGGCCCTCGATGAGACCGAGACGACCGTGGACGTGCTCACCACGTCCGGGTACCGGTGGACACCGGACGTCGCCGACACCCCGTTCGACTGGCGGGTGGGCGGCGAGGTCATGACCGTCACCGCCCCCGGCGCGCTCCTCAACACCAACCCGTTCTTCGACACCGACGTGACCGGCTGGTCGGGAGCCAGTGCCGCTGTCGCCCACTCGACAGCCCAGGTCTGTCCGCACCCGAACGCCGTGGGCTCCATGCTGGTCACCCCCGCCGGAGGGGCGTCGGCCATCACCGCTCGGTCAGACCTGACCGCAGTCGGCAGCATCGTCCCCGGGCAGCAGTACATCGTCTCTGGCTGGTTCTACAGCCCGTCCGGCTGGTCTGCGCTCTACCCGAGCGCGCAGTGGTGCGATGCGGCCGGCGCCGTCCTGTCGTCGGCTGGCGTCAGCGCGGCGGTGCCTGCTGGACAGTGGACGTTCAGGGCGGCCACGGTCACAGCACCAGCGTCTGCGAGCCGTGTCCGTATGACCGCGCGCGCCGACAACACTCCCACGGCGGCGGACACCTTCTACGTGTGGGCGCTGCGCGTTACCCGCGTCTCGTCGTCGTGGCTCAGCGACGCGTTCGTCCGGACCACCGCCTCGTCGTGGGGGTCGGCGTACACGGGCCAGGCGTGGCAGACCAGCGGCGGCACGGCGGCGGACTACAACGTCACCGGCGGCTACGGTGCGCACCGCCTCACCTCCACCACCACGTCCCGCCGCACCCTCGTCCCCTACACCTACGCGGACTTCGACGCCTACGTCAGCCTCACCCCGAGCGCGGCGGCGACCGGCGGGTTCCTGACCGGCGGCATCACCGGCCGCTGCCTCGACGTCGACAACCTCTACACCGCGAGGTTGGCGTTCAACGTGGGCGGCACGATGACGCTGACCCTGCGGAAACGCGTCGCCGCGGTGGAAACCGAGCTGGCCACGGTCACCCTGAACGGCACCTACACCGCAGGCACCTACATCCGGATGCGGTTCCAGGTGACAGGCAGCACCCTTCGCGCGAAAGCCTGGCCCGCCTCCGGGTTCGAACCAGCCGGATGGCAGGTGACAGCCGACGACACGTCGATCACCACGTGCGCGTTCCTCGGCCTGCGATCGATCCCCGCAACGGGCAACACGAACGTGTCCCCGGAGATCCGCTACGACGACCTCGACGTGATCGGCCCGCAGACGTACACCGTCACCCGCCACGTCAACGGCGTCACCAAAACCCACACAGCGGGCACCAGCGTCGCACTCGCCCACCCCGCCGTCATCCCCCTGTAGGAGGCATCCCTTGTCGCAGTACCCAGTGCCCTACGCGGGGCGACGGCTGACCTCGGGACTCCTGTCCTCGATGCTGCCGCTGGAGGCGTACAAACGCTCCAACACGCTGCGCACCGCGACGACAACCGTCACGGACGACCCCGACCTCCAGATCGACCTGGAGGCCAACGCGGTCTACTACGTCGAGTGGTTCGTGCACTACGCGGCCCCCGGCGCGGAGGCCATCAAAACCGCGTGGACCGTGCCGTCCGCGGCGACCGGCCTCCGCTCGGCGTGGGGTGTCGCCTCCGGAGTGGCCACCTCCGACCCGTCCGGTGACGGGCGTTTCGGAATCCACGCGTTCGGCACGACGTGCACGTACGGCACCCGCTCGAACGCGACCAACCAGTCCATGTTGATCGAAACAGGGCACGTGGAGACGACCGCCGCCGGGCTCTGCGCGTTCCAGTGGGCGCAGAACACCTCCGGCCTGACGGGCGCCCAGGTCTGCGCGGGCTCGTACGGCCGCGCGAAGAGAATCGGCTGACAGGGGAGACCACATGCAGGACTACCCGAGGTACTACATCCACTCCCAGGCCCCTGGCGAGCTGGGCTGGGACATCGAGCTGCGGCTGGAGCGCGGGTCGGCCGGCGGGCTGCCGGACCTGCCGGACGCGGACGACGTGGCCCGCGCGGTCGCGGCTGCGTTGGAGAGGGCGGGGTCGACGCTGGTCACGGCGGAGCTGGTCCGCGTGAACTCCAGTCCCGTACCCGCGCCCGTCCCGGCACCCGAGCAGGAGGCGTAGACCATGGCCACACCCATGACCCCAGCCACGTTCCTCGACGCGCTCCGCGCCGAGGGCCTGAAAGTCGTCGAGGTCGGTGACTGGCGCAACCACAACCGCAACCACAAGGGCCCGTGGGGCCCGGTCAACGGCGTGATGATCCACCACACCGTGACCAAGGGCACCGCCCGCACGGTGGAGATCTGCCGCGCCGGACACAGCACCCTGCCCGGCCCGCTCTGCCACGGCGTCATCGCCAAGGACGGCACGATCTACCTCGTCGGGTACGGCCGCGCCAACCACGCCGGCCTCGGCGACGGCGACGTGCTCCAGGCCGTCATCGACGAGCGTGCGCTGCCCGCCGACAACGAGGCGGACACCGACGGCAACCGGCACTTCTACGGCTTCGAGTGCGAGAACCTCGGCGACGGCGAGGACCCGTGGCCCGCCGCGCAGCTGGAGGCGATCGAGAAGACCGCCGCCGCGATCTGCCGGCATCACGGCTGGAGCGAGCGCTCGGTGATCGGCCACCTGGAGTGGCAGCCGGGGAAGGTCGACCCGCGCGGCTTCACCATGGCGTCGATGCGCGCCCGGGTCCACGACCGCCTCGAAGGCAAGACCAACCCCAACCCCCCGAAGGAGCAGGAGGACGGCATGGACCCGATCGACGTCTGGGCCTACAAGGGCAAGACCAGGCGCGCGGCGGACGGCGGCGGCAAGGAAACCACGGACGCCTACGAGTACCTGCGGAGCACCCGCGCCGCAGTGAAAACGCTGACGGCGCAGGTCGGCGCCCTCACCTCGACCGTCGGCAAGCTCGCCGAGGGCGGCGGGCTGGACGCCGCCGAGATCCGGGCCGCAGCCGAGGCCGGGGCGCAGTCCGCCCTTGCCCAGCTCGGCGACGCGCTGAAGGAAGGCTGACCGTGGCCAGCCGCCTCTTCACGCTCGAACGAGACACCGGCGTCTCCGGGACGGGCACGGTCGCGGACGGCGTGCTGTGGCCCGACGGCACGGTCTCCATCCGCTGGCGCGGCGAGCACCCGTCCATCGTGTTCTGGGAGTCCCTGGAACACGCCGAGTTCGTACACGGCCACCAGGGCGCGACGCGCTTCGTGTGGGCCGACACCCCGAAGGAGTCCTGACCCATGAAGATCTCCAACACCGCGAAGGCCATCGTGGGCGGCATCGCCGCCGGGGCCGCCGCCGCAGTCACCGCCGTGCAGGACAACGTCGTGACCACCGGCGAGGGCGTGACCATGGTCCTCGCCGTCCTCGGCGCCTGGGGCATCACCTACGCCGTACCCAACCGTCAGACCGGCGGCACCGCGCCGCGCGACCTGTAGGAGACCAGTGGACGCCACCACCCTCGGCAGCCTCCTTGTTGGCGTGGGCGCGGTTGTCGGCGGGCTGGTGGCGTACCTCGGAAAGAGGGGCGAGAACGCCCTCACGGGCTACAGCAGCCTCACAGACAACCTGCAAGAAGAGCGAGACCGGCTCGACCGCAAGGTCACGGAACTGCTCAGAGAGGCCGCTGAGCAGTCCGCGCTCCGCGCCGCAGACCAGGCAGAGATCACCCGACTACGAGCCCTGATCATCCACCTCGGAGGAACCCCGTGACCCGGACAGAGCGCGCACTCGCACGCCGCTGGCGGCCGCTCATGCTGGCGTGCTGGCTGGTCGCCCTGTCCGGCGCCGTCCTCCTCATCTGGGCCCGCATCGACGCCGAGTCCCACCGAGCCGACCAGCTGGCGTCGGAGGCCGACCGCCGCGGCGACGCTGTGTCCACGCTCGCGGGGGACGTGCGGATCCTGCGCGCGCAGGTGGAGGCGGAGGGGAAGACGCCGGCGGCGCCGGATCCGTCGGTGGCGGTGGACGATCTGCCTGCGCGGGCGGAGGTGCCGGTACCGATCCCCGGCGCGAAGGGCGACCCCGGGCGGCCCGGCAAGGACGGCCAACCGGGCAAGGACGGAGAGCCGGGAGCAGCAGGAGAGGACGGTACGGACGGCGCGCCCGGCGAGGACGGTTCACCAGGCGAAGACGGTGCCCCGGGTACCTCCGGGGCGGATGGTGCCGCCGGTGAGCAAGGTCCGCAGGGTGTGCAAGGCCCACAAGGTGAGCAGGGACCGCGGGGGGAACAGGGGCCGCAGGGGGAGCAAGGACCGCGCGGCGAGCAGGGCCCAGCCGGGCCGAACTGCCCGTCCGGCTACAGCCTCCAGCCGCCACCGGACGATCCGGACGCGCTGGTGTGCCGCCGCGACGGTGCGCCGGAGGACGGCGGCTCGCAGGCGCCGACGAGCCCGCTCGCGCTGGCGCTGGACCCGTCCCGCCGGCAGTACCCGTGAAGCTTGGCCACCATCGCCCGCGCGGGCGGCGGAGGCCCTTTCGTCATGCCCGCGGATTGAGCGCGCGCCGGGCCCGCCCGATCACGTTCTGCGCGTCAGCCCCGTACACCGCCGACTCCCGCAGCGTCTCCCACGTCCGCAGGTACGTGGCCACGCTGGCCGGATCGTCGATCCACAGCTCCGCGTGCCAGTTCTCCACGATGACCTGCTGGTCGTCGTACACCCAGAACGCGGTCGCCGGGGGAATCTTCACCGACGCCGACAGCGGAACGATCCCCAGCTCCACGGTGTCCAGCCCAACGACGCCAGCCAGCCGGTCGAGTTGCGCAGCGAGCACCGCGGGCGGGCACACGAGCGCACGCAACGCGGGCTCCCACAGGAGGAGGTGGAACCGCTTCGACGCATCGTAGAGAGCCTCCTGCCGCTGGATCCGGGACCGTACGGCGGCCTCGGTGTCGCGGGGGCTGCGCTGGAGTTCCGCGTACCGGGTGAAGATCGACCGCGCGTAGTCCGCGGTCTGGAGGATCCCGAAGACCATGGAGGTCTCCCAGCCCCTGAACAGGGTGGCGTCCGTGTGGGCGCTCAGGTGCGTGTCCTGCACCGCCTTGTGCCCGGAGGCCAGCTGCCGCCGCCACGACCGGATGTGCGACTCGAAACCCCGCAGCCGGGCCGCGAGTTCGTCGTACGCTTCCGGCTGCCCGGTGCCGTCTGCCCACAGGCGAAGGTCGTCCGGGGTGGGGGTCTGCCGGCCGTTCTCCAGGCGGGAGACCTTCGACTTGTTCCAGCCGTGCTGCTCGGCGAGCTGGGCACCAGTGAGACGGCCACCGGGCGCGGAGAGCCGGAGTTCTCGCAGGCGTATGCCGAGAGCTTCGCGCGCCTGCTGGTAGTCCGTGCTCACCAGTGCCCCTTGTCTACTGTGCTGCTGGCTGCCGCTTCGCGTACTCGGTGTACGAGACGGCGTGGTGCATCGCCGCGTCGCGGGCCATGGCGTACCGCAGGACGGCGGCCGGTTCCCTGATCAGCTCGACGTTGATCAGGTTGTCGGCGTCGTCGAAGTTGAGCAGGGCGACGAGCCGGGAGTCAAAGATCCAGAAGTCCTCTTCCGGCAGGCCGAGCCGCTCAGCGGTGGCACGGTCGAGGCTGTGGATGATCTCGCCCACGGAGCTGTTGCGGCGCGCGTTCTCCAGGAGGTAGAGCTGCCCCGTGGTGGGCGGTTGGTCGATGACACGGACGCGTTCGAACTTCTTCCCGAGCGCGGTCTGTTCGCGCCGCTCGGCACACCACTCCAGGTCCGCACCGGACCAGTCGACGGCCTCGCCGCGGGTGAACTGCGCGTAGGTGGGCGTCGTCTCGTCGGAGGCGTACCGGCGGCGCGTCTCCAGCCGCCAGGCCGTGTGCTCGAACACGGTGAACAGCCGGTCGAACTCGTCGAGGCTGATGATGTCGGGCTCGCGGCCGGTGTCCTTGGGCCCAAAGTCGATGAGCAGGGTACGGGGGACAACGATGGGGACCTCGCCTGGCCCAAGGTGCCGCAGCTTGGCGATGTCCTCCTGGCCGGTCAGCGGCGGCCCGTGGACGATGACGTCGCCGGAGTCCAGGTCCTCGTGGATGGATGGGCAGCCGTTGACTCCGCTGCCGGTGCCGTTGAACCGCAGTCGGCGTGCCATGTCTCTCCCCTTCGCCGTGGTGGTGGATGTCCTAAGCCTCTATCAGCCCGCTGCCGCCTGCCTTGAGTTCACCGGTCCCAGATGCGCAACAACACGCAACCAGATGAGGTCGTCTCGCAACTCCGCGCAACCTCGATGGTGCCCGCCGGGCGACCGCTCTTAACGTCCCGATATGGCCAACACGCAGTCGACCGATGTCGACCCCTTCGAGGCCGTCGAGTCCCTCCGCGCAGCCCTGGACGGCGCCGGCATCGTCCTGCCGTCCCTTGCCGTGGACGCGGCCTCGCCGTCGCTCGCCCTAGTCGAACTGGGCCGGGTCCGGGCGGACGTCGCGCTGCGCCTCGCCTCCGCGCTGCAACAGAGGGGAGCCGCCGCATGAGCACCACCGCCGACAACACCACCGGCCCCGGCGACAGGCTCCGCGTCATCGGCTGGTGCGCCTGGCACCAGGACGCGGCCGACGACTGCCGCATCATCCAGGTCGACGAGCAGGGCTCCGGGAGGGGCGGCGTCCGCTACGCCTGCGGGCCGTGCCGGAAGAAGCACCAGCTGGTGCCGCTCATCGAGCAGGAGACCCGCGCGACGGCCCCGACCCCCACCGGCCCGGAGGCCACTGGCGCGTCGATGATCATCATGGCGGGCATGATCCCGACCATGTCCGACGCCCAGCGCGAGGGCCGGGCCTGCCCCTGGTGCAACGTGGAGGTCACGGCCGAGACCGGCATCGACCTCGGCGAGGAGCACCTTCCCCGCCTCGGCGTGACCGTGCACCCCGTCGCCTGCCGCCCTTGCGCCATCCGCGAGGCCCGCGAGTCCTTCGCCCACCACTGCCGCACGTGCAGTCGGTGCAACCGGGGCGACTACTGCCCGGAGAAGATGCCGCTGCGTCGTTTCGTCCTGGAGGTCCGCGCATGAGGATCTGCGACACGTGCGGTGGCCTCATCGAGGGTGGCGCCCAGAAGATCACGATCGACTCGCCGTCCGGCGCGGCCCCGGACGTATACGTCCACCCGTACGCGTGCAAGGCGTCCCCGCCGCGGCAGACGTACCCGGCCGCGACCGAGCGGTGAACACTCCCGCTGGTGCCACAGGGCGAACGGGGCACCAGCGGGCTTGACCGCCACCGGCGCGATCGGCGTACGGCGCGCCGGTGGCTCGCGGGCGGCCCGCTCCCCGCATCCCCCGTCGGGGACGGGCCGCTCAGCGGACGAGATCAGCCAGGGGCACGTCGAGGACCCGGGCGATCCGCAGCAGCGTGAAGTACGTGGGGTTGTGACGGCCGGATTCGATGAGTTGCAGGACGTTGCGGCTGATGCCGGCGTGCAGATGCAGCTGCTCTTGGCTTATCCGGCGGCGCTCCCGTTCGGAGCGGATCCGCTCACCGAGGACGTGGCTGTGCTCGTAGAGCCAGTCATCGTCGTCGGGTGCGCGCACTCGACAAACCGTCTGACGAAGATCATCCTAAGTCAGCACGATAAATGAGGCATTTCTCAGAGCGAGGGCGGGCAGACGTGGCCGGGTGGACGTTAGGGCCGTCGAGAGCGCACGCGAATTAAAACACTCGTTCGAGTGACATACGCTCCTACTCGTTGCATCACGCAATAGTCCAAACCAGGATGACCCCAACCCCCGCACCCCCCGGCACGGCAGATCAGCAGGTGGCACCACATGACCGATGAGCAGCCCACCCCCACACGGGCCCTCACCAACCTTCAGCGAGCCCGTATCGACTTCGCACGCCGCGACCTCGACTCCGCTCGCAGCGAAGACCTCGCACAGCTGGAAGCCGACGGACTCATCCTCATGATCGAGCGCCTTCGCGGCCGCCTCGGCGACCTACTCGACCTCATCGACGAGATCGAGCAGTCGTAGCCGTCCACGTCACCCCTCCTTGATCACCCGCCGCACGCTCGCGCGAGGGGTCTCAGGTGGATTGGCGTCCGCGATCCAGGGGCCGTCGCCCGAGGGGTCGACGACGCCCTGCTCCAGCCACGCGTAGGCGCCGCCCAGCACCCCCTTGACGACCTTGCGGTCCAGGTCGTCGGTGTTGCTCCACAGGCGGCCGAAGAGTTCCTCGACGCGCAGGCGGGACTGGCGGCAGAAGGCGTCGGCGAGCTGGTAGGCCTCGCGGCCGTGGTCGTCCCTGCTGCGCAGGTGCTCGGCGCGTACGCAGGCGGCGCTCATCGCGAACAGCTCCGCGCCGATGTCGACGATCCGGCCCAGGAAGCCCTGCTTGGTCTCCATCCGGCCCTGCCAGCGGGACATGGCGTAGAAGGTGGAGCGGGCGAGCTTGCGGGCGGTGCGTTCGACGTAGCGCAGGTGACCGGACAGGTCGGGGTGGCCGGGCGGGTGGAAGTCGGCGTACGCGCGCGGCAGTTGGCCGGGTCCGGCGACGAGCTTCGGCAGCCACTTGGCGTAGAAGACGCCGGCCTGCGCGCCCGCCCTCGCCTTGTCGGACAGGGTCTTGTCGGGGTCGATCAGGTCCCCCGCGACCGACAGGTGGGCGTCAACGGCCTCGCGTGCGATCAGCAGGTGCATGATCTCGGTGGAGCCCTCGAAGATGCGGTTGATGCGCAGGTCCCGCAGGAGCTGCTCGGCGGGGACCGCGCGCTCGCCGCGGGCTTCGAGGGAGGCCGCGGTCTCGAAGCCCCGGCCGCCGCGGATCTGGACCAGTTCGTCGGCCATCAGGCAGGCCATCTCGGAGCCGTAGAGCTTGGCGAGGGCGGCCTCGATGCGGATGTCGTTGCGGTCCTCGTCGGCCATCTGGGAGGAGAGGTCCACGACGGCCTCCAGCGCGAAGGTCGTCGCCGCGATGAAGGAGATCTTGGCGCCGACCGCCTCGTGCAGCGCGACCGGCTTGCCCCACTGCTCGCGCACCGCCGACCACTCGCGGGCGATCTTCAGACACCACTTGCCGGCGCCGACGCACATGGCGGGCAGCGAGAGGCGGCCGGTGTTGAGGGTGGTGAGGGCGATCTTCAGCCCGGCGCCCTCGGGACCGATGCGGTGGGCGGCCGGGACGCGGACGCGGTGGAAGCGGGTGACGCCGTTCTCCAGGCCGCGCAGGCCCATGAAGGCGTTGCGGTTCTCGACGGTGATGCCCTCGGAGGCGGCCTCGACCACGAAGGCGGTGATCCCACCCTTGCCTCCCTTGCCGTCCTTGCCGTCCCTGCCGCCCTCGCCCTTCTCCGGCTCGGGGACGCGGGCCATGACCACCAGGAGGTCGGCGACGACTCCGTTGGTGGTCCACAGCTTCACGCCGTCGAGGACGTAGTCGTCGCCGTCCCGGACGGCGGTGGTGGCCAGGCGGGCCGGGTCGGAGCCGACGTCCGGCTCGGTCAGCAGGAACGCCGAGATGTCGGTGCGGGCGCAGCGCGGCAGGAACGTGTCCTTCTGCTCCTGGGTGCCGAACATCTTCAGCGGCTGCGGCACGCCGATCGACTGGTGGGCGGAGAGCAGCGCGCCGATCGCCGGGCTCGCGGAGCCGACCAGGGCGAGGGCCTTGTTGTAGTAGACCTGGGTCAGGCCGAGGCCGCCGTACTTGGTGTCGATCTTCATGCCGAAGGCGCCCAGCTCCTTCAGCCCGGTGATCACGTCGTCGGGGATCCGCGCGTCGCGCTCGATCACCGCGCCGTTGATCTTCGTCTCGCAGAAGTCGCGCAGCTTGGCGAGGAACTCCTCGCCCCGCTGGACGTCCTCGTCCGCCGGGAGCGGGTGGGGGTGGAGGAGGTCGAGGCGGAAGCGGCCGAGGAACAGCTCCTTGGCGAAGCTGGGCTTGCGCCAGTCCTGTTCCCGGGCCGCCTCCGCGACCTGTCGGGCCTCACGTTCGGTGACGGTGGGACGGGAGGAGGGGGTGGGTGGTGCGGAC